CGTTGGAGAGTATTGGAAAGCGTCGTAAGCCATTCACTGTGGACTACACAGGATTTGGGTGGGTACTGATCAAGCACGGAGTGTTTGAACATGAAGAGATGAAGTATCCATGGTTTGCACCAAAGATGCAGGTCTTCGAATCTGGCAGTGTACAGGACATGTGTGGAGAGGACGTATCTTTCTGTCTCGATGCAATTCAGGCGGGCTTTGAAATTTGGTGCGATCCACGCATCAGAGTTGGTCACGAAAAGACAAGGGTAATCTGATGACATCGAGGGTCTTTACGTATGATGCGCCGTGTGTGATACGACCTTTCAAGGATCACGCGGCGCTCCGGGATCTCGTCCTCAAGGAAATTCTGCAGGATGCCTCGTCGAATGATCGGAGTTATGAGTATTATGACGAGCACGATGTCGCTTATATGGACATCTACACGGATTATGGGACACCATTAGATCATGTAAAGTATTATGATCTAATCCGGGAACCATTGAACAAGCACATGTACAAGGTTGCGACTGAGGACATGGGTTTTCATGACGTGAATAACGTGATTGAACTCTGGTATCAGATTTATTACAATCAACAGATGCACGGGTGGCACATTCACCACAACTGTAATTTCACGTCTGTGTGGTACTTAGAGTTCCCTGACGGCGCTCCTCGTACAGAATTTATGGATACCCGGACAAAAGAGATCAAGGTCATTGACGACATTCAGGAAGGTGATATACTGACATTCCCATCTTATGTCGTCCACCGCGCACCAGTTAATCTCGGTCAAGATCGGAAGACCATCCTTTCCTGGCATGTTGATGTAATGTGGGATCCACCAGAATGAGAGAAAAGTACAATGTTTATGTAAACGGCGACCTTGCACACAGTAATCTTTCTGAGGAAGATTTTTTTGATGTGATGGAAGATTACGCCAAAGGGTTCTATGACAATGGGACCATCAAACCAGACCAAATCACCTACAAAGTTATTATTGACGATTAATTATGGCACGTTCTAAAGTTGGACTTGTAAAAGACAAATTCATGCCGGGGAAACCCAAAAAAACTCGGCAGGGATCGGGACAGCACACCAAGTATGCTGCTACTTCACGTAATGGCAAGCGTAAGCGTTATCGTGGACAGGGACGATGAAGACATTTGATAAAGTCCTTAGTTACGTCTTCGTCGGTGTTATTTCAATTATTGTCTGGGAGTTTGGACATCCATATGTTCTAGGCACTCATGATGACCATCATCACAGTCATCCAGGCAACGAACACGTTAGAGATTATAAATGATTAAAGAGGTCCCCTTCGGGGGACTTTTTTTTATGCCAATAAATAAGAGGTAAGTGCTAAATAACTAAAAAGTTCTCGGAAATGGCAGTAACAAGGGTATCTAGATCCTTCAAAGATATTAGTTTATCCTTTGAACCACATCCTGTGACAAAGGATTTACCTGTTCTTACAAATAGAAATGCTATTATAAGGTCTGTACGTAATTTAGTTGAAACAATCAAAACAGAACGATTCTTTCAACCTAATCTAGGATCAGATGTGCGTGATAGTTTATTTGAAATTGTTGACTATGCAACGGCAACAGTATTAGAAGATCAAGTCAAGGAAGTTATTCTCAATTATGAACCAAGAGTTGAGAATCTTGATGTTAATGTAGAACCAAGCATTGATGAAAATAAATTTGAGGTTACTGTAATTTTCGATATTATTGGACAAGATGTTCCTACCCAATCGTTTACCTTCATCTTAGAGGCAACCAGATAAACAAATGCCTTTTACTAAATTCACCAATCTCGACTACGGTCAAATAAGAGAATCGATAAAAGATTACCTTCGTGCAAACTCCTCCTTTACGGATTTTGACTTTGAGGGATCTAACTTCTCTGTTTTGATTGATACGTTAGCATATAATACGTATATCACGGCATTCAATACGAATATGGTCGTGAATGAATCCTTCTTGGATTCTGCAACGGTTAGGGAGAATGTCGTTTCTCTTGCACGAAATATTGGATATGTACCTTCTTCAAGAACTGCGGCGAGTGCAAAGATTTCTTTTGAAGTAAGGGTCGATCCTCAGGCAACCTTACAAGACGGAACACCCATTTATACCCCTACAATAACGCTTCAGGCAGGTCTTGTCTGTACTGGTGGTACGAGAGGGTCTTCTTTCGTCTTCTCTTCTCCTGAGACCATTACGGCACCAGTCGTGAACGGTCTTGCGAAGTTTGATAATGTTATTGTCAGGGAAGGAACGTTCCTAACAAAGAGATTTACTGTTGATACCTCAATAGATCAGAAATATATCATCGATAACTCATTTGTAGATACATCTACTCTTAGAGCATATGTAAGAGAACCTTCAGAGACAGGTTTAGGTGATCAATACTCCTTGGTAGAGAATATTATCAATATTGATTCTAATTCATCAGTATATCTTATTCAAGAGATAGCGGATGAAAGGTATCAGTTATTGTTCGGTAACGGTATTTTTGGAAAAGCACTAGAAAATGGCAATATTATAACGGTAAACTACATTGTAACGTCTGGAAAGGACGGAAATGGTGTTGATACCTTTGCTTTTGGTGGAACATTGCGTGATGCAGACGATAATATCGTCGTTCCTACTAATACAATCACAATAACGACCATAGATCGTTCATATAATGGTGCAGAAATTGAAAATCTTGACTCAATTCGTTATTTTGCACCAAGATTGTACTCTGCACAGAACAGAGCAGTCACAACGACTGATTATGAAACGATTATTAAGTCAAAAATCTTCAAAAATGCGGAATCTGTCTCTGTTGTTGGCGGAGAAGAGCTTGAACCACCACAATATGGCAATGTTTTGATTAGTATCAAACCAAAAAATGGTACTTTTATCTCAGATTTCGATAAAGAGCAGATTTTATCCAAATTGAAGCAATATTCGGTCTCTGGAATCAACCAAAAGATCGTCGATCTCAAGATTCTCTATGTTGAGATTGATGCTTCGGTCTATTACAACTTTAATAAGGTCGTAAATGCGTCTGATTTGAAGAGTAGAGTCAATTCTTCTCTTGTTTCTTACTCACAATCGGTAGATTTGAACAAATTTGGTGGAAGATTCAAATATTCCAAACTTTTACAGATTATTGACAACACAGATTCTGCAATTACATCAAATATCACGAAAATTATCATTAGAAGAGACCTGAAAGCACTGATTAATCAGTTTGCACAGTACGAAATCTGTTTTGGCAATAGATTTCATATCAATCAGAAGGGATATAACATCAAATCAACTGGATTTACGATTCTTGGAAGCACTGATACCGTATTTTTCACTGATACGCCAAATAATGACGGAAAAACAGGTGTTCTTTCAATCGTAAAACCAGCAACTGAGATCCAAACTGACTCTGAGGATCCATTTGCACCCGAAATTCTTGTAAAATCTGCCGGAACGGTGGATTATGAGAAGGGAGAAGTCAATATTAACAATATTATCATTACTTCAACTGTTCTTGAGAACGATTCTATTGAAATTCAGGCATTCCCAGAATCAAATGATATTATTGGATTGAAAGATCTCTATATTTCTTTCAATCTTGAGAAGAGTAAAATAAATATGATTAAAGATTCTATATCTTCTGGGGAAGATAATTCAGGTGTTGTCTTCAATAAAAATTATTATACATCCAGCTATTCCAACGGGAGTTTAACGAGGTCATAATATGCAAAACGCAGGTTTTGGGGAAAGAGTAAAGATTCAGCAGATCATTGAAAATCAACTCCCTGAGTTCATTTTAGGCGAAAATCCTAAATTTGTCGAATTTTTGAAGCAATATTATATTTCACAAGAGTATCAAGGTGGTCCAGTAGACATTGCGGACAACCTTGATAGGTATTTGAGGCTTGATAACCTCACTCCAGAGGTCATTAGAGGCAATACACACCTAACAGAATCAATAACATCCACTTCAGACACTATCAATGTTGTCTCTACGAAGGGATTTCCACCAAAATACGGTCTAATCCGTATTGATAACGAAATTATCACCTATACTGATAGTACTGAAACCACTTTTGATGGTTGTATTAGAGGGTTTAGTGGTGTTACCGACTATCATTCTGAACTAAATCAGGAAGAACTGGTATTTGAGAGCACTTCTGCGGCAGATCATGCCAATGAATCTATCATTTATAACCTGAGTTCTCTATTTTTACAAGAATTCTACACAAAACTCAAGTTTTCACTCACACCAGGACTCGAAAATCTTGATTTTGCAGAAAACCTAAACGTTGCAAACTTCGTAAAAGAGGCAAGAGGGTTCTATGAGTCCAAAGGAACGGACGAATCCTTCAGAATCTTGTTTAATGTCCTCTATAATGAAAGTCCTACCATTATAAACCTTGAAGATTTCCTTCTGAAACCATCTGATGCATCATATATCAGAAGGTCTGTAGTCGTCATAAGACCGCTCTCAGGCAATGTTAATGGTCTAGAGGGTCAAACTATCTACAAGAGCACAGACAACGTTACAACCGCTTCTGTGTCAGAGATAGAGTCGTTTACTAGGCAGGGTGTAACATATTATAAATTGAATCTTTTTGTAGGTTATGACGATACAAATCCAACGATTACTGGTACTTTTGACGTTACTCAGAATACTAGAGTTATTGATGACGTAACAATATCAGGAACAGAACCAATTCATACCATTTCAGTAGATTCTACTGTAGGTTTTGATGATAATGGACTGATTTACTCCAATCACAAACCAATTTATTACACTGAAAAGACCTTAAACCAGTTTTTAGGTTGTTACACTAATGAGAGTGAGCCAATTCTCATTCATAAAACTGATTATGTTCATGGAAGCAACACTTACTATGGGTATGCTGATGGTGATGAAAATCAAAAAGTAGAATTCCTGATCACGGGTGTACTGTCTAATGCTGTTATTGATAATCAGAAGTTCAATTTCAAATCTGGCGACGTTATTTCTCCAAAGAGTTTAGGAACTACCGTTAGTAAAGATGGTAGCAAATTGTCTATCTTTACTAATGCATGGTTATATAATACTAGTACTCGATATCAAATTAATACCTTCTCTGG